CCTGTGGAAAGGCAGCAAACCATATTTCTTATGCCAATGCCATTGCCCCGTATGTGAACGTGATGGAGAACAGCCAACGATAAAATATGTTCTGTATTACTATATGCGTAAAGGGCTTTCCAATGGTTGTTTGCGTGGTGCGGGTCATGACAAAATGACATTAAATAACCCGTCTCGCAAAAAATACAACGAGTATGATTTGTCCGGGGAATACGGAGTTGGCGTGATTAACACGAAACGGCATCGTGAACTGTTTTTATTCGATTTGGAGGATTACGACAAGATAAAGAATTATACTTGGCACGATTCTTCTCGCGGATATGTTAGAGCAATAGTTCGGCACGGGAAGCGGGAGTTTGAGCAAATAATGCTTCATAGGCTCGTTATGGGAGTTCACAATGAAGAAAGCGCCGGATTACAGGTTGATCACATAAACCACAACACGTTAGATAACCGTAAACGCAATTTGAGAATATGCACTCCGGCAGAAAATGGAATAAACAAAGAAAAAACGTATGTCGGATTTGGCGCTGGGATATGCGTTCAAGACGGCAAGTATTTGGTTCGGTTCAGGCGTAATGGCAAAAAGATTTATGGAGGTATGTTTGATACTTTTGAAGAAGCAATGAAAAAACGAATTGAACTTGAGCCAGATACGGATTTTATGTTCGACCCAAAATCTACAATGTTGGCGCAACGGGAACATAAACAATTACAAAAAATAATCTTACACAAGGAGGCTCGCTAACATGAGTGAAAATAGGATGACAGTACACGGTGCCTTAAAAGCGGCCGCAAACCCGAAAGAGCACGCCTAAAATCCCCCAAAAAACAAAAGGGCTATTAAAACACAACATCGAGCGCCACAGAGCGCCTAACCCTACGCGGGGATGGCGCTTTTCTTAGGCGGTAGCAATCTACATATGGTATAGGAGGTATTGAATTGGCACAAGATATAGAAGGACTGTTGAAAACCATTAGGGCGCACATCGACCGCAAGCCGGAGTTTGAGGCGTATCAGGATTACTTCGACACGCTGCGGCTGCTGGGGAAAGAGGACAAGGCGAAGTCGTTTGAGCATAATCTTTGGCTGCGCGGCGAAACGACCCGGCAATGCGTGGCGGCAAAAGACCCTGTTGTGATTGAGCGGTTTTATAACCTCACGCACAAGACGTACATTTACGGTGCGGAGCGGTCGTTTGATGATTTCATGGTCGCGGTGGAGTGGCAGCGTGAGCCGAAAGCAAAGTTTTGGGTTCCGCGTCGCGAGGTTCTGGAGGGCCGGCACAAGATAGCAAGTCGCATACAGGCGTTTCTGGATGACCCGGACGCGCTGTTTTTGGGATTTTCTATGACGCCGGGTACGGGCAAAACGACGTTAATCAAGTTTCTGCTGGCGTATGTGTACGGTCAGTACCCGAATAGCGCAAACATGTACGTGTCTTATGCCGATGCGATGGTTAAAATGGTCTATGATGGCGTAACGTCAATTATAACGGACAACATGGAATATCGGTTTAATGATGTGTTCCCGACGGCGAAGCAACCGTTGTGCTCTGCGGAGTATTACACAATCACGGCGCGGAAGAAGGGGGACTTTCCTACGCTAGGGCTTATATCGCTTGGCGGTTCAATTACAGGCCGTACCCGCGCAAATAAACTGCTGATAACAGATGACCTTGTAAAGAATAAGGAGTTGGCCCGAAGCCCGCAACGGCTCGAAACGCTGTATCAGGATTACCTTGCAACGATTACCACGCGAACGATTGGCGACGATGTGAAGCAGATTATGCTTGGTACGATCTGGTCTACGCATTGCCCGTTGTCGCGTATGAAGGAAGAACACAAGGACGACCCGCGCTATACGTTCATCACAATGCCTGTGCGCGACGAAGAAGGGCATAGCCTGTTCCACTATGAGCACCCGGACAGATACACGGATGAGCGCATGGCGCAGTTGGAGGCCACGCTTGACCCGGTGGACTTCTCTTGCCTGTATATGCAAAAGGGCATCGAAAAAGAGGGATTGGCATTTTCGTCTGACGCGCTGCAATATTACAACGGCGTGTTGCCAGAGGGCGAGCCGGATAACATCCTGTTCTACGCTGACGTGGCGTTTGGCGGCGGAGATAGCTTCTCCATGCCGATCGCCTATGTGTACGGCAACGATGTTTTTATTCACGATGTTGTGTTTGACCGTGGAGACAAGTCAATTACTATGCCGCGCGTTGTAGGAAAAATATTGCAGCATAAAATAAAAGTTGGGCAATTTGAAGCAAACTCGGGCGGGGATTTTTACTGCGATGAGGTTGACCGCCTATTGCGAGAAAAGCATAATTACTCCGCGAACATTGGTAGCAAACGCGCATCTTCCAAAATGAGCAAGCTGTCAAGAATAGAGCAGCATGTCCCCGCAATAAAGCGCTTTTATTTCCGCGACGCAAACTGTCGTGATTCTGATTACAAGAAGTTCATGGACGAGGTTACTACATTTAGTTTTACATCAAAAAACCTGCACGACGATGGGCCTGATGCTCTTGCAGGACTTGCAGACAAGCTATACTACGGATCGACGGCACGAGTGGAATTGGGGAAAAGGCTTTGGTAAAGGAGGAAAACATGAAAGTAAACAAGCGCTATAAAAACAACAACCCTAAGTATATCGGGTGCAAATTTGGTAGGCTATTGGTTTATGAAATTATATTCAAAGAGGACACCAGTGGGAGCAATGCAATATATTGGCGGTGCGCTTGTGAGTGTGGAAATACCGTCGAGGTTAGACCGCAATCCCTTAAAAGCGGGAACACATTGTCGTGTGGCTGCCTCAAGAGTGAGGTAAAAAGCAAGCAGATGACTAAGCGAAACATTAAGCACGGAATGTCTGGCACAAGGCTTCACACTATATGGAACGGGATGCGGGCACGTTGCAATCTCAAGTCCGGGTTTGCGTATGTTTACTACGGAGGGAAAGGCGTCAAAGTATGTGAAGAATGGCTTGATTTCCAAGGATTTTATGATTGGGCTAACGCGAACGGATATAGCAAAGACCTTACCATTGAGCGGATTGATGTAGACGGAGATTACTGCCCGGAAAACTGCAAGTGGGTTTCAATGTCGGAACAATCCAGAAACAAGAGCACCACGGTTTGGGTTGAGTATGACGAAAAAAAGATGTCTTTGGCTGAAGCTGCTCAATCCGCAGGGGTGCCGTATAAAAACGTCTTGCAAAGGATTAAAAAACTCGGATGGACTGCGGAAAGGGCACTGACAGAGCCGACTTATGATTCATCAAAAAGCTTGCGCGCAAAATGCTTAAAACGCGGGGCGAACTACTCGGTTGTTTACAACAGAATTCATAATCTTGGGTGGGAAGAAAGCAGAGCCTTAAACACACCTGTTATGCCCGGGGCAAATCAGTACACTTACAAAGATTAGCATTTATATTGTCCGAATTTGCGCAGGGTATGAGCGGCGCCCGCGTTGAGATCGGTAAGCGGATATGGTGATACACACAACATATAGTGGTTGAAAAATAAGTTTCAATCAATATGTTGACTTTTATGCCGAATCGTGATATAATACAGGTATGGGATACTATATGTAGTGGTGGTGTTGCTTTGAAAGTAATCATAAGACAATATCCACGCGAAACCGAATATTTGACGCTGTATCCAATAGCCGATGTCCATTGGGGCGCAGCGGAGTGTATGGAGAGAGAGTTTCAGGCATATCTGCGGAAGATACAGGAAGATGAAAGCGCTGCTGTGCTGCTGGCGGGCGATTTGATTAACAACGGCATTAAGTCATCCGTGACAAATGTGTACGAGGAAAAGTACACTCCGCACCAGCAAAAAAAGGATATGATCGAGCTGCTAGAGCCGATTAAGCATAAGATCGTTGCTGGCGTTAGGGGTAATCACGAATATCGGTGCGTGAAGGAAACCAGCACAGACATCATGGATGATATATTTTCGCGGCTGGGCATAGGGGATGCCTACGCCGGGGATGCGGGGTTTATAAAAATCTCGCTCGGTGAAAAAAGAGGCTGCAAGAGTGGCAACGGCAATCCTGTTACATATATGATTTATCTGGCGCATGGCAGCGGGGGCGGCTCGCTTCTCGGAAGCGGGTTGAGCCGCCAAGACGGATATCACATGGCGATAGAGGGCGTGGACATATCCGTTACGGGGCATGTGCATAAACCGACCAAGACCCCTTCTGCTAGGATGGTCTTTGACCCTCGGAATAACAAGATAAGCAGGACAAACACTTTGCTTTTTGTGTGTACTGCATGGCTTGACTGCGGCGGCTACCCAGAAAGAGCGCAGATGCGGCCCACAGCATTTTATCCCGACACGATACGGTTAGACGGGACGAAAAAGGCTTGGG